AGGACTCTTGCTAGAGTAAAAAGTGGTTCAGTTACTATCAGTAATAACCTAACTCCACAACGTTACATTGGTAACTACGATAGAACAATTGCTTCTGCTCACGTTGCAGGACAAAGAACCTACGAGGTTCAACTATCAATGTTAATTGTAGATAATACAATGTGGGCTGAGTTAAGAAAACAAAATGAAACAAGTGCTGACGATTCTGGCGTTGGACTTATTGAATTAGAATTTGAGAAGGATGGTAACTCAAATGATAAGATAAAGTTAACTTTAGATGATTATGTTACTACTGCTGTTGATATTCCATTCCCAGACGACAAAGGCCCGCTTGAGGTTTCTCTTACTGCACAGGCTCGGACATTTGGGGAATGCACCTATACAGGAAAGTGGGTTATACAGGGGTAAACACCTTATAAGACGTAAACATATGATAATAAAACTTTTTCTGGACGGGTGGTGGCTAAAATTACAAGAACATTTCTGCCGAGGCGGGTATATCCGCATTTCGGGGGTCGAGAATCGGCCATTTTAAGGGGGATAAAAAGGTAGATTAATACATTTAATATTCCACTAACAAGTAAGTTTGTTTGTTAGTATAAATTGTAGGTGGAAAAAATGGAAAAAGTAGTAAGTGATAAGAACAGGCTGTTTGCAGCCGTAGAAACAAAGTGCCATCATCTGAAAGTTTCAGAAGATTCAGATGATGTATTGAAGGTGTGGGTAAAAGAACCTACATGGCTTCAAGTAGAACAAGCGTTATCTAGTATAATGAAGATGGACGCAAAAAATGGAATGGAGTTAGACCTAAACGCAATGTATAAGTTTATGGCTGAAAACTTCGTTGAAAAAACAGAACCCAGTCTTAGTGGTATAGAAATACTAAGACTATCTCCGTACATCGGAGCGCAGTTAAAGGAAATACTGCCCAATCCATTTATGGATTTGCTAGGGGATGATACGGGAAACTAAAATATCGAAGGGCTTTCAAAGGTGGGGAGGTAAAACCAGAAGTTGCATTAAAAATAGCATTGTATACCTATTGCATTACATTCTCAATTGACCCGATGATAGCCTATCAAACACCAAGTAGTATTATTATGGAGATGTTAACAATACATGGTGCAGCAAAACAAGTAGAAGCAGAAGAATTTGATAAAGCAATAAAGTGATAACATGGCTGAAACTCAACTAGACCGTCTAAAACGTCAAATAGAATCTGTTGACGACACAATGTCAGGTGCGTTACGTAGGTTTGGTGAGTTAGGTAAGGCTGGTAATAAGCAATGGACACTCTTTGCTAGAATAACATCGGGGTCTTGGCTTTGGAGATTTCAAGCAAGATTAAGAGCACTAATGAACGCTGTTGAAATATTGACTGATGCTCAAGCAAAGGAAAACGTTGAACTATTAAATAGTATAAAAACAAGAGCAGATTTAGCAGAAGCGTTAGATGATTCACTAATAGGATATAGAAAAGCGGAAACTGCCTTAAGAAAATTAAGAGAAGGAGAATGGTCAGAAGACTATATTAAAGGACTAAAAGATATTAAAAATGATACTGTAATTACGGCAATGATTGCAGAATATGGAGATTTGGAAAAGGCTTTAGAAAAAACAAGTAAGATGTATAAAAACCTAAATGAGAACGCTAAAAGAGCAGAAGACATGAACAAAAAAGGTTTCTTTAAATTCTATAAAGAAAAGATTGTTGAAGGGTTTATGAAAGAAACATCATTAAAAGGAATACAGAAACGTTTAGGTAACGCAAATAGAATGCTCAATCCTTTTGGAAAAATGAAAGATACTGGTGAAGTTGGTATTACTGGTAAACCGATAATGCAACCAACATTAAATAAAAATAGCATATTTTTCAAGGCAGCCAGTTTCATTTACAATGGACTTAAAATGTTGCCAAAGGCATTGGGAATGTTTATGAGAGCACTATTAACCTTTTCATTATATGGTATGTTAGTAATCTTTGGGTTATTGTTAATAGTACCAATTATTAAAAAGTTGCCTGCGGCGTTTAAATATATAGAAGAAAAAACCGGGGCTTTTGGTATTGTATTTGAATTAATAAAAACATTTCTGTTTTTGATTCTTAATGGTGTTATGAGGTTAGGTCAAGCAATATGGGATGGGCGATTTGTAGATGCATTTAAAATCTTCTTCGGAGAAATAGTAGCGGGTATATTTGCATTAGGAGTAACTATACTTGCTGGTATAGTTTTAGCATTAACATCTCTAGTAGCAGCACTTGTTGGTGCAGTTGTTAAAAGTTTCAGAAATTTCATTGGATTTTCAAAGGGTGGTGTGTCTCAAGGAAACATAAATTTAGTGGGAGAAAGAGGGCCAGAGTTAGTTAGATTACCAGCAGGGTCAAGAGTTATTCCTAATAATCAATCAAGAAGCATGGGAGGGAATACAATTAATGTGCATGTAAATGGACGTGTGGGTGCTTCTGATGCTGAGATAAGAGATATAGCAAATAAGGTAGCAAGAGAGATTAACATTAGAATGAACAGACAAGGAACAACAACAATGGGTGGCTAGATGTCAGTAAATTATGGTAACTTAACAAACGGATACAAAAATCACGTTATGCTAGAATTAGCAAGACGTTCAGCAAATGGTTCTGAAAGCCAAGCCTTTGAAGAGAATAGAATAGGATTGCTATTTCAACAATTAGATATAAGTACAAATAAACAAACCCTACCTGTACCTGTTCCGTTCTCTGGTGTTATATCTGGTGAAGCAACTACTATTGCTCTTGATGCTGGGATGGCCTCTAAGACAATTAGTTTAAGCGGTATTATATTAGACCAAGACATAAGTAAAAAAAATGCACATAATACAGACATTAAGAGATATTTAACTGCATTTGAGATAGCACAACTTATACATTCATATGTTGATTCTTCTTTCTTACACGAAGACCAGAACTTATCTAAGTTAATCGTCTTAATGCCTAGCCGTGTAGATACAGACTTTGAGTATTATAGCGGGGTTACTTCAGATACTCCTTTACAAGAATGCCCTCTAGTGCCTTTTACTTGGGCTAATCGTGATTATGATATACCACAAACAAAATCAGGCACAAAACTATCCTTTGGTGGGACACCTTGGCCTGATATTATAACTTCAACAGATGAAATACCCGGCATTAGTGGTTTTATAAATGACTTCTCATGTTCATTTACTGGTGCAGAACTACCTGCTCTTACCTTTAGTATGACATTTACACAAGCATCAACAGCAATATCAGACTTTATTAATGCAGGATTTTAGGTGACAATATGCCCGGAGTTTACGTGGGGGAAACAAAGGCATTAGTTTTTCCTATGTTATGTGATGGTTATCTAAAACAAACTTATGCTGATTATAACATAGCAGCCTCGGAAGTAGACACTAGAGGCGGCCCTTGGGGTTTAGAATCGTTTACTTTAGAAGCCATAATAACTCCTTATGATGTAAATGGTTATGGTAGTTGGACTACATCTGATAGAGGTAATTTAAATTCAGTAAGAACTCCACCGAGTTTAGGAGATAGTACATCTAATCCAGAAACATATCAGAGTTATGATTATTTTACTACTAATAGATTATCACATAAGATGATGATTTATTACAATGCTAAATTTCAATTGTATCTAGAGAATCAAGCAGCGTCTAATTACAATAGGCCTGCGGAATATAGATTAGTTGCAGAATTTGCAGACGGTTCTTCCAACGTAACGTCTGATGTATTATTAACTGGTACTAATAGATTAAATAACTATTCAGATTCTGCAAGTTATTATACTGGTTCATCTAGTACGCTAAGACAAATTACAACAAATGCTCAGAATGCTTTACCATATAACACATTATCTATTGATAGTACAAGTTGGGGAAATCAATTAGATGTTTTAGCAGCAACGGCCACTGGTAGTGTTACCATTTCAGGTACACCACAAGCATATTACCCTGCTCAAAATGCTACTGCTTCAATCACTGCTCCTAACAATAATTTTAGCGTTGATACTTATCCTGTTAAAGAGGTGGGTTCAGTAAAGTTTTATTCTAATCCTAGCCATGCTACAGCAAATAGTAACTCAACAGATTGTATATTAGTTACAACTGAAGCAGGTGTTACATATAGGTGGTTTGCTCAAAGCGCAAGTCAGGGTTTTACAGGTGCATCTGGTGACCCATTAACAGGTGCTTGGCCTGCAAATTCTTTTGCTTACTTAATAGGTGCAACTAATGAAGATACAGCAGGTGAATTTTACAAAGGAATAGGAGGCAATTCATCATTTTGGGCGGGTGTTATTTCTAATCCGGGCGCAGACGCAAATCCAAGTGTAAATCCCGGTAACATTGTACTAACATTTACAGCAGCCTTTACAGGAAGTGCGCCAAACAGAGTTGGACAAACTAATGCTTCATTAGCAATAGGTACAACTTTGGCATCAAATTCATCTATTGCCGTTGCTCAAATGTCAGGTGGAGTAGATGAAGTTCAAGTAACTAATAATTTTATTACCATAACAACGGGAGGTAGTGCAAAAAAATACCATCCTTATCCTTCTGGTTATTTTAGTGCTAGTGAAGTTACCGTAGGAACCTCAGTAACTAGAGGTAGTGATACAGTTTTTCCATTTTTAAAAGGAAGCACATTAGCAAATACTTATGTTGGTTTAGCACAAGCAATTAATCATCCTAACGGAAATACTCAAATTACTGCTGCGGTTGGAAGTGGTTCTCCATTACCGCTTAATTTAACTGTTGATGCCGCAGGTACAACAGGCAATGGTTATACTATAACTGCAACCAATATGAGTCATGTAACTGTAAACAATTTTTCTGGAGGAGAGGCTGCCAATGAACCTTCAACTAAGGCTATTCAACTGGTTGATAGTGATGGAACAACCACTAAATTTTTAGCGGCTCATGCAACTAAATCTACTAATCTAACTGGTTCTACTGTTACTTTTGGAAGCCCATCTGTAACTTATGTTCTTTATCGTCTTCCTAGCGGTGGTGGTTCTAATAGGGCTAATTTTGCAGAAGCCGTTAATAGTGTAAGTGCTTTAGATATAACAGCATCAAATGATGGTAGTGACCAGAATAAAGTTAACTTAACACAAGGAACATCAGGTTCTGCGGGAAATACTACTATTACAGAATCCCTTGGTGTTGTTACTAAAGTAGACTTTACAGGCGGTGCTACTGCTGCTACTCCTGATGAATATATACAAATAATTAGTGCTGATGGCGCAGTAACTGTTAAATTTAAAGCATCGAATTTACCATCTCAATCTACAGGTTCTACTGGTAGTGGATATACTTATTTTCAGATAGGTGCTAATACAACACAGTCTGCTTCTAATTTAATAAGTGCTATTAATGCCAGTGATTTGAATTCTAAACTTACTGCATCAAGTCCAAATAGTGATAATGAAGTAAAGATACAACTTGCTACTGCTGGTAATAGTCAATCAACCACAGATACATATAGCAATGTCACTACAGATAATACTTGGGATACTGATTCAAATCAAAAAATTATAACTGGTCTTACAACCACGAACCTAGGTGCAGGTGAAGAAATATATAACTCATCTAATCAATTAGTGGGTACAGTTGATACTAGAGATAGTGCTTCACAAATAACATTAGTAGCAAACCCTGCTGCTACAGTAAGTTCTACCTTATATGCTTCACAACCTAGAGAAGCCCTATATTTAGAAAATATATACAAGATTTCTTGTGTAGTTGTCGGTGACGGAACTATAAAGTTATTCATAAATAATCAATTAGTTAAAGAACAAAAGATAACATTTACTCCAAGATTTAAATTTGATGCAACTGATTGTTTTATTGGTCAAAACGGGACTAACAAAAATACACAGTTTTTCGGAGAACTATATGAGATGGCTATGTATACAAGATTGGAACCTACACTTAACTATCATACTCTTAATCCGGGATACTCTGATATGATTTTTTACTATAGGTGGGATGAGTAATGGCAGAAAATTATTATTATGTTTTAAACACAGGTAAAACTCAAAGTCAAGCATTGAACTATACATATGCTCAAAGAGGAGACCCATTTCCAACTATTGCTTTTTACGAAACACCAGTTAATCCTATTATAAAAAACCCAGGGATTCCTTCTAGTGGAAACTTTGCGGGTGTAAACAATGTATCTGCTAATTTCTTTGAGATTAGAAAGGCACCCTTTGATTTAAATTCTAGCGGGGTTGTTGTAAATAGTGAACCAATGATTTCAGGTAATTTAGATACAGGTTTGGTAAATAGAATACACCCAGCAGGATATTCTGATACTGCTACAGACCCTAATCATATAACCCAACACGCCTCTAATTTACAAGACACTTCATCAAATAGAATCAGATTAAAGGATTCAGTTTCAGGTACATCTGCTGTTGGTAGTGCTGGGTTAGGCATGGATTTAGAAACTTATGATTATTTTATTTTAATTAATCCTGAGATAACTGGTAATGATGGAACAGTATCAATCAGACCTCACTTTGCAAAGGTAACTAAAATAATACAGTTTGATAATCATGGAGATGGTATAGAATTCTCACCAAGATATTCAGATTCAATACCTAAAGATACAAAGTTTGAACTTTATGTTGGGCCACATGTTAATAATACAAATGTTGTAGCAGTATCTTATGGGTTAAGAGGAAACTCCTCTTCTTCCTCCTCGATTATATCTGATAAATATGATGTTAGCAATGTAGTAAGTAGACCGACATGGTACTTTTATGAAGATAGATTAGATGAAAAAGACCAGTTAAACTACAATACAAAATATCAATTGACGAGTTGTAGGTTTTACAAAAACTGGACTTCGTTTGGGGGTACAGCCAGTCAAACATCAGATGGCATATATCATAGTACAAGTACAATTAACACCACAGTATTATCTAACACGTCATATCAGGGCCATACAATATGGGCAGAAATAAGTGGTGTTAAAAGAAACTTAGGAAACCTAGTAACTGCCCATGCTAACTCACCAACATTAGATGATGTTAAGTTTGATATTCCTACTGCAACAGAAGTAACAGGAGGGGCTACTGCCCCAACATTATATTATGGCAGAGATGTGGTACAAAGTGTATTTCTAACTGAACCTGATTTTGGTACTATTATTACAGATGTTGGGCCTAAGAATTTAGATGCTACATTAGTAGATAACATTAAGGAAAAGGACAGAACTAAGTATGACTATGACACTAATAGCACCTTTACTCCTGACCCTTCTGCATGGAGTATGATAGTTAGAAACGCCCAAAGAAACTCAAATGATAGAATGTCAACTCATAGTAGTTGGTCTAATAATACAAACTATACACATGTTCATGCTGATTTAAACGGGCCTGTTCGACACCTTCATTACAAAGACGCACATCTAAAAAATAACGTGTTAACTTCTGTTATAGATACTTCAGTAAATTATCCTAGAAATAAGGCTACACAAGTAGCAAGAGTAAAAACGCTAGACCAATCAGGAGTTCAATTTTTAAAGATGAAAGAGAGGGATAAATTTAGAATCAGAAACTCTATATTTAGTGGGCAGTTAGGAGAATATAAACTACCTTACACTGTAACAAGTAATTCAGCATCAGGATATAAGATAATACTAAACCAGATACTAGAAGGATTTGATTGTAGAAATGATTCTATGATTAAAACAACTGATTCAATTAGAGTAGGGACTAATTACTATATTATTTCATCAATCGCTGCACCAGACACATCTGCTAGAACACAAACTCTTACTGTGAATAAGGTAAGAAGTGGGACTGACGCTACATATTCTAATATGACTTCTATGGAATCATTTGATAAAGCAGATGCTTATTTATTTAGTTGGAATGGTGCGTTGGTTTCTAACACACCTATAGATACAGAAGTAATATATGCATCGAATAACTTTAAGAGATTAACTATGAATGGTAATACAGTTAGTAAAGAATCAACCACTATATACAACAATAAGTTGGTTTTATTATCAGGTGAATTTATAGGTTTAGATATTCCAATTGATTATGGTGATTCACAACATAAGTATTTAAAGTTACAAGATGCTAATAAAGAGTTTTACATACCCACAGGTACAGCAGCAGTAAATAAACCATCCTTTATGCATTATGTTTCTGGTGGATATGCAGTAGATGAAGAAATATTTTCAGGTCATGTAGAAGATAGTTTGTCTAAAAATGAAAGGGGGTTAGTCACTTATGAAATTACAGGTAGAGATAAGATGGCTAAATTGTTAAACAATACTGTGAATAAAAATCTAAACTATTCAAATGATATAATTTACTCTTCATTAAACCCAATGTTTAATGTATCAGAAACAATCAGTATTGCTGTTAGTGGTATTTTTCTTACTGGGGCTACAACCTTTACTAGCACAGATGCCTCTAATTTAGCAAAGTATGATTTAATTTTTAGAGTAGATATGACATTTGTGGGAGAAGTAGAAAGTGTTTCTGGTAATACAGTAACACTACGGGATAAAGCCTTAGCAGGCAATGGTTCATCTGGCACATCGGTTAAAGCAATTAGTTTAACTAATGCCACTTCTAATAAATTTATTCAAAGCCTAACTAAAGCAATAGCAGTTAACCCATTAGCAACTTCTAACGCTACAGATTTAGTCTCCGCAAGTGATAAGGGTCTTGTCTTTATTGATGGAGAAGAACTAACGTATGATGCCAACAGAAATCAATCTACAGTCTCTTTACCTTATACTTCTGCAACAGGTAAATATAGAGAAGATACTTCATTGGGTTATCATATATCTGGAGTAAAAAGTTTAAAGAGTAAAGATTCTAAGTTTGCATTCAAACTAGGTAATGAAGATACACCAACGCCAACAGAATCCAGTAAACTTATACCTTCATCTCATAATTATTATTCTATTGTAAATAAAACTGAGAAAGAAGGAGAAGCCACTACCTTGACTTTGGCACCAACTATGCCAGTTGTACTAGCGAGTGTTGAAACAAATTCATCTGATACTAGATTTACAGATAGTAATTCCTATTTATATTTCTTAAATAATAATATACCAAAGGCAGGGTTCTTACATAGGTTGAGAAGTAAACATGAAGGATACAATTATACATCTTCTGCTATTTTTAAATATCAAGATTTACAAACCTTTACACCCGGAAGTTTAACACAAACTTCTGCTGGTTCTATCTATAATGATTTAGGTAATATTAGTGTATCTGGTGCCGCACCGTCTTATAATATTAGGCCTGATGGAGCATCATTAGCACCTACATTAACAAATAATACCGACCCTATAGAGGGTAGTAATATAGTTGATTCAGATTATAATGCACATTATCAATCTGTTATCGGAAACTATCTGTATAAACTTTCAGATAATACTGCTTTAGTACCACCAAAGAGTCAAGTAAGAGGTTTAGTATTAGAAGAGACAGTTAACTATGGAAACGTACAAATTAATACTTGGGGTACTGCTGGTGGTCTTGCGGCTATAACCTTTGATTCAGTTAGTAATTTACAAAACAAAGATATTAGAGTTAAGAACTATGAGTTGATGGCCTTAGGAGATATATATCCAGAGTCTAAATTAAGACATAATCATTTAGGGTTTTCTAGTAAAAGCATGTCTACCTATGGAATGTTATTAGAATCACCCGCACAAGAAGGCGATGCAGTAAACCACGCTAATTATGTAGGCTCAAGTAGTGAGTTATTGATGAAAGAAAGTAATTATCAAACAGGGCAGATTTCATCAAGTTCTATTAATACTGATGGGATAAAAAGGTGGGGTGTAATGCGATTAGTAGAAGCAACATATGATTGGCACTTTAATCCTGTTGATGCTGAAAATATGCCAGCCACCAGTAAAATACCAGAAATTCCAAATTTTGATTATCAAAGATTTAAAACACCAACAGAACCCGATACAAGTAACGTTACTTTCTGTGATGTAGATTATGATGAAGGAACAATACAGTTTAAAACCTCAACAGCCGCAAGTGGTAACAATAAAAGTATTACTGTTCAACCTAATGATATGTTATACAGCGCAGCATCGGGACATCTTTTGGCCGTTTACAAAGGCACATCAGCAGTTACATTACATGGTTCTTCAGATAGCGGTAATTGGACAAGTGGTGACTGGTTATTATTAAATGAGGGTACTAACGCTAAAGTGTATATTTTAAGACAAGAATATAAAGTATCCGGTACTAGCCCAACAACCACTCTTCATCAACTACCGGGTCTTATGCCGTTTAATCTATATGCCACAACAAATGATGGTTTTGATAATCTTGCAGAAAACCCAATCAAGTTTACAAATGTAATATTGGCAAGAGAACCAATTGACAAAGGATACTTTGATTATAGTATCTTAGAAGGTGATAGCAATAATATCCTAGACCCGCAAAATGTTTTCATACCACTTGTTTCTGGTGTTAAAAGAAACCATGACGATACAGATAAAAAATATTATACTATCTCTGCATTCCACGATACAGAACAATGGGAAAACCTAAGAGCAAATTGGAACAGTTTTACACCTCCTAATTATCATCACACCTCTAGAGTCTTAAGCGCATTGTGTTTAGAAACATTTGATAGTGGAGCAGATGAAACCAATCAGGCAAACAAGGTTCAAAATTTCCTAATGGGTACTGGTCATTTATATGACAACTGTACTGCGGTTTTTAAGGATATTAAGAACAGTTTCTCTGGGCAAAACTATGATTTATCTGTTGTTAGTGCTCCATTAGATTGTCCTACTAATGCTGAATATAATGCATATGACGACCATCCAGCGAACTCAGAAAACGACCAACATGGGCCTAACATTATGATAAAGAGAAAGGGAAAGAATGCTGCGTTTGTTGGTACCAGAACTAAGCAAAGGATTTTAGTAGATGAAGAAGGTAGAGAATCCCCAAGTAGGGCTTCACATCACCAAGCAAATCAAGCAGATTCTGGAGAAATGTTTAGTGCTCAAATGTTTGTTAAGCCAGGTTTCAACTTAACAGGATTATCTACAAACACATTAGGAACATTAGGAGTACAACGTAACTCTACTTCAGACCAATTGACTTTTCAAATGAATGATGCATCTACACACAATTGGTTATCATTTGCAAATAATCTAGAAGGGTATTATATTGTAAGTAATAAGACGGAGAACGGACAATTACCAAATGGTATAGAGACAACACTTAATGAAGGGTCTCTTACTGCTTCTGATACTACTATTACATTAACTTCTACTGCTCATCTACCAAGTTCAGGAACAATTAAAATGCATGGTTATTTTACATATAGTAGTAGCACTAAAACAAACGAGTGGGAAATTATAACATATACTGGTATTAATGGTAATAATTTAACAGGATGCACTAGGAATGCAGATGATAGAACACAAGACTCTGGTAATGGAACCTTTAACATTACTTGGGTTCATCCAAATGGGAGTGCAGTTGTTCTAATATCTGGTTCTGATAAAACAGGTGCTCCCACATATATCGGTAGAATTACAAGTCACGCTGTAAGTGCTGGAACTGATGCTGGTTCTGGTAGTGATTCAAGGTCACAGCATATCTTAACTTTAGATAATGCAATCAATATAACTACTCATGGAACAAGTTATAGGCTTATGAGAATAGCAGAAAAAACCTTTGATGAGACTCCAGACTACATTGATTTGAATACCATGTTTGATACTGGACTACAATATGATGTTGAAACTTCTAATCTATTAACTGGTGATACAGGTATTGCAAACGCATACAGTGAAAATATATACTCAATGTATATCCCTCTTGATATAGACACTGCTGATTCTGGTAATTCAAATAAAGCATTTAATTATATAGATAGAAGAGACATTGATAACACTATATCATTATTTACAAGTGGGCAGACCTATGATTGTTATGTAACAGATGGTAATACTACAAACCATGTTCCCATAACTGCTAGTATAACAAACACCGGGGATAAAAGAGTTAGATTAAAATACAGTGGAAAACTAACAGGTAACGGCGTAGTATCCTTTGGAGAAACATTCACAATAGAAACTAACACACCAGTAAAGGGAAACCCACATAGGTTGTATTTAGGAACGACTGTATCTTTGGGAACAGATGCAAGTGTCGCTATAGATAATTTATTGACTGAAAACTCACTGGAATTAGATGAAGCAGTCAAAAACTTAAACTATACAGGAAATATAGTAGCAAGTGTTAGCAACGCAACAATTACACTATCTGCTAATGCTGTCGGACTATCACCTAATGATTATATTTATAATCAAGATGGAAAGTTTATAGGACAAATAGCGTCAATAAGTAATGCAAATGTAGTTGTAAATAGTATGGATGGAGATGGTACTTATGACATGTTCTTTGTGCCTGCTGCTGAAGATGAAATAGTAACTTATTCTAAGAAACCATTTATATTAAATACAAACTTTACAGAAAGCACGGTATTTGATGCTCTTAATTTCTTAGCACATAAATCGGGTTTAGAATTTACATTAGTAAATGAAAAGATAATACTACAAGATATTAATAATTACAATAGTAAAAGAAAATTTGTTCTGGGCTATAGTGAAGGAAACAATCTAATAGAAGTAGAAAGCAATGAAAGCCTATTCGATGCTGCTAATAGAGTAGTAGTGATAGGTGATAATGTAAAAGCCACTGTAGATGTTTCTGACGAAGAAGACCCCATTGTTTTAACATATGTTGATGGAAATATTAAACATGCTACAGAAGCAAAAGTTAAAGCAGAGCAATTGTTAGAAATACACAATCAACCTGCTAGAAAAATAGTTTTAAAAATGCAAATGAAAGGATTTGAATTAATGAAGCCGGGTGATTTGATAACTCTAAATTTGAAATCCCATAATATACCTGCTGATGAATACATTGTTTATGAAATAGGAAACGCTATGGCAGGAATAACAGAAGTAACAGTAGGTACTTATAATAAAACTATAGCAGAAAGACTCACAGAGATACATTCCAACCAAAAGAGAGAAAGCATCAATGTTTTGACATCTAATACTGTTGTAGAATTAACAACAAAGGTAGCAAGAGACTTTGCAAACATAAAAGAACAATCACTTTCATATACTATAACCACCCCTGCTGGTTCAGTCATAGGCTACTCCACAAATATAAATTACACAAACACATTAGGTGGGGATGAAACAGTGGAAACAACGGAGTTAGAAGTATGATAGTAGATAGTGGCAAAAAGGCAGTATTAGATTTAGCGATAGCGGCTAACCAGTTTAGATATTTAGATTTTGGAGATGGACAGGATGATACATCTACCTCAGAAACCGTATTAAATAGGAGTATTCTCACTGCTTCCGGCTCAACCACAATCGCAGATGGTAGTTACAAAAGGCTCATATCCCCCACAAGAGTAGGTAATACCCTAATATATGAAATCACACTATCTGGTTCTGAACTGGCTTCTAATGTCATAACCGAAATAGGAGTCTTTAATAACGCAGGTACTATGTTATCCCGCGTGAACTTTAAACCCATTGGCCCCCTCGCCTCTAATGAAACAATTAGTTTCACCTTTCGATTGGAGATGGCATAATGCCTCTTAATAACCCTAATTTCATCAGTTCGCTGGCTACCTCTATTACAGGTAGTGATGCTACAAATGATAATGATAGACTAAAAGATGGAACAGACACATTAAATGCAAATTTAATTAATGCTCTAAATATAGCCACATCAGGTTCGTTTGTTGCTAGTGGTGGAAACATCACAATGTCTGCTGGTAGTAGTAATACTATATATGCCATCTCTGAAATCAAATATTTCCGTGATGGTAAACTATTAACAATGTCTGCATTAAGTAGTAATAATGAACCTACATGGAACGTTAATGCAAACTTCGATTGGTTTGGTTTAATTGTTATTGCAGATGGTACTGAAACAGGTGAAGGTGGTTCTGATGTCATTAAGTTTAGAGGTAGTAGTACATTAGGTGAGACATTTGTTGATGGTGCTACGCCTAAAAATGGAGACATTCCAATAGCAGCAGTTCACATTTCTAAAGCATCTACTAATACTGCTACTAACAGAAAAATTCAATTCTTAGGTATGGGTAAATTAAACTCAGAGTTTTCTGCTGTCAATAACGGTACTGAAACACTTAGGATAAATAAAGACGGAACTATAACAAAGGGCGGTCAAACTATAACTTTACCTTCTACTACAGGAAATGTTGTAACAACAGGAGATACAGGAACAATAACTGCTGCAATGTTAGGTGCTAATTCAGTTGATTCTTCTGAGTTAGTTGACGGTTCTATTGATACTTCACATATCGCAGATGACCAAGTTACTTATGCTAAGATTCAAAACGTTTCAGCAACAAATAGAATACTTGGAAGAGATTCATCTGGTGCAGGTATAATAGAGGAAATTACTCCGGCTAACCTAAGAACCATGATTAACGTAGAAGATGGTTCACAGGCTACAAGTACGGCACATGTTAAGTCTGCACTAAACGCTGACTTAGGCGGGTCTATGACAATAGGTGATGCTAACGATACAGTTACAGTTGCTGGTGATTTAGTAGTTACAGGAACAACAACAACTGAATCAGTAGAAACTGTATCTACTTCTAATGGTGTAGTGTTTGAAGGTAGTGCTGCTGACGCTTATGAAATTACATTAAAGGCTGGAACTGTATCAGCAGATAGGACAATAACACTACCAAATGTAACTGGAACTGTAGCACTTACTTCTAGTGATATAACTGGAAATGCAGCCACTGCTACTGCATTAGCAAATGCTAGAACCATTAACGGAGTATCTTTTGATGGTACTTCTAATATAACTGTTACAGCAGCCGCCGGAACATTAACTGGTAATACATTAAAGAGTAGTGTAACTGCTTCTTCCTTAACAAGCGTTGGCACAATAGGTACAGGAACATGGCAAGGTTCAGCAATTGCAGATACTTACATTTCTTCTGCTGCGACTTGGAATGCTAAACTTCCAACGATTGATAGCCATGATTTAGAAACCAACATAAATATTAACAATGATTTATTATTGATGCATGATGATTCGGCTAGTGGTACTAAGGAACACAAGATTAGTATTGCAACTATGTTAGGTAAAATTACTGCATCTCAATTAGCAGGTTCTGGTAAGGTTTTCGGTACTCTACCTGAGAGTGGTGCAGAAGTCAATCAAAACGCATTTACAACTATTGCTGTTTCAGGACAATCAAATGTTATAGCCGACCAAAAAACAGATACATTAACATTAGCAAGTGGTGGTGCTACTACAATTACTACTACCGCAGGTAGCGATACAATTACTGTTTCTTCTACAAACACCACTTATTCAGCAGGAAATGGTATTGCTTTATCTGGGACTACATTTAGCGTTGCTGCTGGTGAAGCACTTACTCAAACATCAACAGGTTTAGAATTAGCAGACCCAGCAACATTACCAGAATTAACAGAAAGCACTGATAATGGTTCAGATAAAATATTACTTTGGGATGAAAGCACCAGTGCTTGGAAATACATGAGTATAACAAACTTAGAAGATTCTATTGGAACATATACTGCTGGTACTGGTTTAAGTGTATCAAGCAATGTATTTACTCATGATTCACATACAGGAGAAGTTACTGGTTCTACTGCCTTAACTATTGCTAACAATGTAGTAGATGAAGCAAACCTAAAAGTCTCTAATAGCCCTACAGACGGATATTTCTTATCTGCTCAATCAGGAAACACAGGTGGTTTAACTTGGGCTGTTCCTGCAAACACTCAATTAAGCCAAGAACAAGTTGAAGATTATGTAAATGGATTACTGGTTGCTGGCTCAAATATAACTAAAACTTATGATGATGCGGCAGGTACACTTACAATAGCATCAACAGATACTAACACTCAATTAACTACAGAACAAGTTCAAGACATTGTAGGAGCAATGTTTACATCTAACACAGAAACAAGAATAGCAGCAACCTATGAAGATGGAGATGGAACCATTGACTTAGTTGTTGATGACATGACAGCAGACACTAATACCCAATTATCGAATGAGCAAGTTCAAGATATTGTAGGTGCTATGTTTAGTGGCAATACAGAAACAAACATTACCGCAACATATCAAGATGCTGATGGTACAATAGACCTTGTTGCTTCAGGTGGTGATGTTGTTGATGATACTTCACCACAACTAGGCGGAGATTTAGATGTTCAAACGCATGAAATTAAAACTACTAGCGGTAATAGAGATATTATTTTAAGACCAGATGGAACAGGTGCAGTTATAGTTTCAGAGGAAAATGAAAGTTTCCCATCTTCTCCCACCCCAAACAAGGGAAAATTAACTGTATTACATGATGGTGGAACAGGGCCAACGCTCTTACTTTCTGATACAGATGGTGACCAACATGGTGGCCCTAATTTAAACATATTCAGAGGTTCAGCCTCTCCTGCTGATGATGACGTTATTGGGCAAATAACTTTTCAAGGAGTTAACGATAATGATGAAGTTGTAGGATATGGTAGAGTTAAAACATCAATAGCAGATAACACAGATAGTACAGAAAGTGGTAAATTACATTTAAGCGTATTGAAGAATGGTACACATTCTGATATGTTAACTATTAGCGGTGAAAATAATTTAGTTAAAGTCCACGGTAATTTTGAAGTTACAGGAACACAAACCATTGTTGATACTGTAACTATGAATGCAGCAAATGCAATAGTGTTTGAAGGAGCAACTGCTGATGCGTATGAAACTACATTAACTATTACAGACCCAACGGCTGATAGAACAATTACATTACCAAATACTTCTGGTACTGTTGCTTTAACCAGCCAATTATCAGATACACAATTATCTACCGAACAGGTACAAGATATAGTAGGTGCAATGTTTACAGGTAATACTGAGACTAGAATCTCCGCTACATATCAAGACGGTGATGGAACTATTGATTTAGTAGTAAACGACATGACGGCTAATGATAACACTCAATATGATTTTAGTGTTCCCGGTGGCACAACTGCGCTAAGATTAGGTGGTGCTACTGCAAGCGGCAATACTAACGATGACGTTACTTTATCGGGTGGTACTAATTTAACAGCAGTTAGAACAAGTGAAACACAAATTACATTCAATGTAGATGATGCATTCCTTAAGAATGATGGTGATGATACAACAACAGGAACCATTACTGCCGCAGGATTAAACTTAACAGCAGCAAATGACCATCCTCTTGTAATACAAAATACTACTAATGCTGGATATGCAGGTATTCAATTTAGTGACGCTAGTAATTCATCTTATGCGCAAAAAGGAGAATTAAGGTTTAATCACGCAGATGCCGATTCACAAGGTAGTGGTGCATCATTCCACTTTACGACCACAGAAGCAGATTTAAGCATAGTCGGTGGTAAATTCATAGCATCAGACTCGGCTGCTACTGAACCCGGCTTTGGTTTTGCAGGTGATGTTGATACAGGTATGTATCAGTCTGCTGCTAATACAATACAATTCGTAACTGCTGGAACAAACAGAATGCAAATTGCTTCCGGTGGAGCAGTTAGTATCAATAACGCTGTTTCAATTACTAAGACATTACCAAGTAATGATGCAACAACTCTTAGTGGCGCACAAGCATTTGTTGTTGATTGCATTGACGACCAATCTTCTTCTAGCGGGCCGGGTTTCGCAATTAGACTAGAAGCAACAAATGACCATAATGGCCCTAACTATACCAAAACCATTATTGGCGATGGTGGAGGTATGAGAGTTAAAAACATGTTTGGTAACTATGGGTTTAGTGAATGGTGGTTAGGTGGGACTGCTGATGGTAATAAGCCCATTATGTCTCTTGCGGCAGGTGGAGCCACAAGTGCAGGTGCGGCTCAAGATGGAATATTAACACTCTATTCAACTACTTCGGCTTGGGCAAACAATACATATTCACCAACCAATAACACCGCCAAGGTTGTATTAGATGCAGGTGGAGATTCATACTTTAAAGGCGGAGATGTAGGTATAGGTACATCATCAATAAATGGTATACTTCATATTCGTGATGAAAGTGATGGTGATGACCAATACTCCGGTATTCGTTTCTTCCCCGCAGATTCAGAAACAAGTGCTACTGATAATGATTCGTACCATAATATCACAGGTTTCAGAAAGAGTGGATTGATGCTAAGTGGTGGTGGAAGTGGAAACTACACTAGAACATACGCAACACTCAACAATGATGGTTTCAAGGTATTCACGAATGCAGGTGATAATACCGCAGTTAATATGTCTACACAACAAAGAATGATAGTTCCTACAGGTGGAGGCGCAACTACATTCTATACAGATATATTAATAGAATCATCAGCGACTTCTGGTGAAGCACCCGTTCTTGACCTATACAAAAACGATAGTGGCCCTGCTGTTAGCGAAGCAATGGGTTCAATTAAGTTCTCTGGTGAAAATGATGCAGACCAAAAAGTAACTTATGCTGAAATTCAGTCATTCATAGAAGATGAAACTGATGCTACTGAAAATGCTGCTTTACAGTTTTGGGTACAAGAAATGGGTACTCCAAGAGAAAACCTACGAATTGCATCCAACCAAATCACATTCAACAATACCGAGAGAAACGTGGATGTGCTGATTAAATCAGACGATGGAACTACAAACTTCTTTTCTGATGCTAGTGCAAATGCGGTTGGAATAGGCAGTACAAGTCCCGATGCTAAATTACGCATACATCAGACTGATGGTTCAGTTCATGGATTAAAGGTATCTAGGAACGATTCAAGCACTTCTACCCCGTTAGTATTTTTACTTGATGATAGCGTATATGTGGATAGTCCCACACTTCATGTAAGAAACGATAGAGCAGACCAATACGGTTATGCCGCTTTATTGGAGGGAAGAGTAGGAATAGGCATTTCTGGAAACATGGTAACTCAACCAGACCAAGTATTACACGTTGAAGGTAGTATTCTGGTTGATGCTTATAACAATGGTAAATCAACATTAGACGGTGCTTATTCTGATGGTGAAACATCAATTACCTTAACTGATGCAAGCACATTCAATGAAAAGGGAACAGGAACAATTAATGGTGTAAAGTTTAGTTGGACAGCAAAGAGTGGTAATGTTCTCACCGTTCCTGATTTAAATGCTAACTATGCTGACGATGTGACTGTTGTGGCTGATACAGGGTTATTCTTTAGAGAAGGATTTGAAACTGCGGCTCAACCTAGTGTTACTATCTATGACCAAAACAATAGCGGTGTTTCAAGAGATGACCTTTCACTTAATGCTAATGCTGCAATTAGAATGCAGTTGGCTAGTAATGCAGAGGTGCTTCTAACTGATGATAAATTAAGCCTAACACCCGGTAATGAAGATAACGCGTTATTTGGATTTAGAAATAGAAACGATTTGGGTATGAAAGAAACAAGTTATTCAGTCGCTTTGATGGCTCCCGAAGAAGTGTATGTCCAAATAGACTCTAACAATAATAACAGCGATAATACCTTCTTTGCAGTTACTAAAAACGCTAGTGGAGTAGGTGGAGGAACAGAACTATTCAAAGTTATGGAAACAGGTGCAGTTACCATTAATCAAGCATTTACATTACCAACAGCAGATGGTTCAGCAAATCAGGTATTAAAGACTGATGGAAGCGGTACAGTATCTTGGGCGGCTGATGGTGGTGGTTCATCTTATGATGGTGATATTACTACGTTAGATATTGACGGTGGTACAGACATAGGTGAATCAATAGCAGACGCAGACTTAATTATTGTAGATAACGGAGCCGGAGGAACAAACCGTAAAGCAACATTTGGCCGAGTTAAGACTTGGATTGCGGGTAATGTTTCAGAAGTAAGAATTAGAGATGCTAGAGCAGATGGTGATATAACTCCAGATGACCATACTGATAGGGCTGCTTCATTCCATTTTACAGATGATATTACTGGTAGCGTTAACTCTTGGGATGGAGTATTAACCATGAAAGGATGGGGTGACAGTTATACTGCTTGGCAATTAATATCTTCAAACTCTTCTTCAAACATACAAGTAAATCAACCCCTTTACTTTAGGACAGGAGAAGATGCCGCTTGGAGTAACTTAAGAAAGGTAATAACAGAAGATAACAATGGCCGTGTTGGAATCGGTAATGATAGTTCAAGCGCAGGTGGTTTAGAAGCCGCTAACACACTAGAAATAAATCATTCTGGTGCTGATGGTGACAATGGAATAATGATTGTTAGAGATAGTGCTGAAATATCAGCAAACGATATTCTTGGTGGTATTGGTTTTGATTCTCACGATGGTAATGTTCCAAGCAGTGTTTTAGAAGCATCTGCTGGAATTGCTTCTTATGCTGCTGAAGACCACAGCACAGGTGATAAAGGTGGGCATTTAGCATTCTTTACATCACCTATTGACCAAGATGATGATACTGCTTCTATTGAAAGAATGAGAATTAATTCTGAGGGTAATGTCGGAATAGGCACTACAAGTCCAGTTGTATATTCCTCTAATGCTACTACACTACAAGTCCACGATGCCACTATCTCTGAATTGAGATTAACGACAGACAACACAGGTTCAGCAACAGGCAACGGTAGTCTGATACAATCAGCAAGAGCAGAGAGTACAGATAACCTGTATATTTGGAATGCAGAAGCAGGTAAGACTATTTTCGCCACAAATGCAACAGAAAGGATGAGGATAGATGCTTCGGGTAATGTCGGAATAGGCACTACAAGCCCCGGAACCAAATTAGATGTAGCAGGAGATATATCCGCTAAAAGCACAGGACAGTCAGGGGGAGTTGGGTATCATCTGCAAAACTCAGAAGGACAATTCTTTCTCTATACTGATGGCGGTCATCTAATAGTCAAAGACTTCGCTGGTAGTGACACATATCCATTCAAGATAGAAGGTACGGCAGAGAATGACACTCTCATTGTAAATACTGGTGGGGATGTAACTATCAAGGATTACCTTACAGTAGGTAGTGGTTTCATACATGCTGGTGATACTAACAACACCATTACATTCGGTACGGATACTCAGTCCTTCAATACTGGTTCAACTGCTAGAATGAACATAAGCGATTCAGGTTTGCAGGTTGGTACTGGTGCTAGAGTCACTACAATCTTAGATGAAGATGCAATGGGAAGTAATAGTGCAACCGCACTAGCAACACAACAATCTATTAAAGCATATGTTGATGCTAATGCAGGTGGAGGCACAGATACAAACACCTTTGTTATTACTGGTGAAGAAGGAGATTTATATGCAGGTACAGGTAGTACAGGCAATGCTAATGGTTATCAATTCTCATATGGTAATGGTAGAGCAAACGTGCAAAATTCAAGCAGTGGAACTGACTTTGGTATTAACGTACCTGTGAATTGCACATTAACTAGAATAGATGTAGTATTTGGAAACAATGGTAATGTGAGTAGCGGAACCACTACATTCGTTGTAGTGAAGAACGGCACAAATCAATCAGGTGACCTAGATACTACACATTCATCCGGTGTGCATGATACTCACCACACAGGACTATCCCATTCATTCTCAGCAGGTGATAGATTCAACTTAAGAACAACAACTACATCTAAGCAAGTTGGCCCTATGAGAATGACAGCATACTTTACTCCAACATGAGGTGATTAAATGACATTGACAGAAGAACAAGCATGGAATAACGTTAGAGCAGGAAGAGACTATTGGTTAGAAAAATCAGTAGATTTTTATCAGAGTAAACCTCTTTTATATAACTCATTAACAGATGAACAAAGAACTGAATTAGGAGAATATAGACAAGCATTATTAGATTTCCCTCAGGATTTAGAGACTTATCTAGATGGAGATATGCCTTTAGATTATGACCAATACTTTCCAGTGCAGCCTGAGTTCTTTGAACACAGACAACATACAGAAGAGACCCAGACTGCTATGACGACTTAACGCAGAGTCGGTCTAACATATTACCCAATAAGAACGCCATAGAGCGTGTTTGTGAGTCGGTGCTAAACTAACCGGAATCTGGTTTTTTGTGGCCTCTAAGGGCCATACAAAGCCCATCTAAGTAGGATTTTTCAGTCGAATCACGGCGATATTTTGCGGGTCACAGGCGACCCCTATCAACGTGAACAAGAATGAGAAAACCGACATTATTTAACATCGAATCTAAAATAGGCTATTCTCAAAAGTTGATTTTCCTAGAGCCTTATTTTGACGTTTTCTTAAAAAGCCGTTTTTGGGGGTTTTGAAAAACCAAAAAAAAATTAGTGAGCCTCCGCTAAGGGTAAGATTTTTTCAGACCAGAGAGCATTACACTCCCTGCATTCCCAAATCTTAACCCTTTGCGGAGAACCCACATAGAAACCTAGAATTCTTCTAGGAATCGTTTCTTCGCCACAATTGGCACATTGTTCCCTAAGTGCCACGTTGTTGTTCCTCACTAATTAGTTGTTCCATATATTCTTCTATGGTTTCATTTGTAACCTTTGCAGACCCAAATGCCGCGAAGAATAGTAAACTAATAGCAAGTACAAATACAATCCATAGCACTATCTCTAATGTTGTTGCCATTACCAATCTACCTCCAATGTTCTTTCTTCTTCGTCATCAATTGAATAACCCTTTACAAACCCCTCATCTTTGCCGTGTTTCCACAGGTCATAAACTAATTGACAATCTTTTAAACAATACTCAGCAACCTCTGAGTATTTACCTTCTTTCCAAATAACAGGTGCGTCTGCACTATCCATTGTTTTTGCATCACCTAATGTGTGCTTTACTAAATTACTTAAACTAAAACGCTGTCCTGTTATGGTGCTTACTTCCCTACTTGTATCAATGTAGGCTTTCTTATTAAAGTATTTATTGATACAAAATATATCCATAGAGTCACGTAATACTGGTAGGTCAAAGGCTGCTAAGTTATGTCCTAGTAATATACCACCCTTTTGTATATGGTCGTCTAGGTCGAACTTTAACTGCCTTAATGATTTAACCACAGTACCTCCCTTTGTTAAATCATCTACAGCCTTATCAATATAAACAGTACCTACATCACCATCCCATGTGCAAACTACAGATGGAAGAAACATATGGGTATTACCCCACCCACCAATTTCGTGAGCAAAGTTTTTTGTTTCAATATCTAATGCTAATACTTTACCCGCCAAACCAACCAATTCCTAGTATACCAAATCCAGCAGTTAAACCTACACCCATTGTTTTCTTTAATCGTCCGGGATTTTCTACTTTCTTCATCGCTTTACGAAGCCTACTCATCTCCGCCACCCCATAAACTCTTCAATGTCTTTTCTCTTTCTGCCTTTGGTTCAATAACCTTTGGCGCACTAACTTGCCTGCGTAGGAAAGTTACTATTCTCTCTTCACCTATAGATAAATTATCATATGCTTCCCAACCATCTTTGCCTTCTGCATTTAGATTATCTATCATATTCTTAGGCCCATTCAATATACTGAATACAAGAAACTTATATTCATATTTTGCTCCTTCATAACTCATGTCATATCCTCCTTTAATTTAACGTAAACGCTTTTATTTATTTTATTTTCTTCAAAGTATTCCCCAATAGATTTCTTCCACCAATTGTAAATAGTTTGTTGTCCCTTCTGGGTTTTCTTTCTAACCTCTTGAAGTAATAATGTTTTATGCACCCATCCATCGTTACTGTCCATATCACGATATATTGCTTTAAACACTCCTAAATTTGCTGTTTGTGCCACTGCTACCTTCTCAACCCGAAGTGCCTCATCTAGCCAAGATACGAGACTCTTATAACATTGTCGAACAATCGAGGCCGCTTGTTGCACATTTTTCTGTGTAACAATAAATCTTTTGCTTTTATCCTTTATACTTGGGGCTTCCGCTACTGCACACAATACTGCCAGTTTTTGGATATGTTTCAATATCCTGTTAATAAAAGTTTCAACTGCTTGAAACACTTCTGGTCTACTATGGCTAATATATTCCTCCATTAGAATACATTCACGCAATAAAGCATCTCTCGCATCAGGTGCTATCTTTATAACCTTAAGCGGGTCTTGCCCTACTTCATCATAACGTTCCTTTACAGCATCATAAATCGTAGCAATACTTTTTGAGTATTTAATCTTCGGTGCTTCTTTTTGCTGCACAGTACCATAATCAGAAATTAACTTTCTTCTCATTTTCTTCTGCACATCTTGTGGCACTTCCCATATAAATATCAAGAGTCTTTGCAGAACACCCTTTTCTGTGATAACACTCGTTAGTGTTTTTGGGATATATGATGTACCATAAACTGAACGCTTGCATATACATTCTATAGGTTCATCACCCTGCTTTAACTTCTTAGAGATAACGAAAGTTTCTCCCCACATGGTATTCATAAATGTATTCAAATACACAATCGCATTTTCTTTGTGTTGTGATTGTTTAAACACACCAGAATACTCAAACTCATCCCAGATTGCCATACCTTCTCCATGTAATTGCCCATAGATAGGTACATTAACGTCAATCATTCTTGTCCTGCCATCTTCTTCTTCTACTTCTTCTCTTCTTTGCTCAAAGGAACCAATCAATGCAGCGTCTGTATAGTCAGTAATGTCAAACACATCAAGATTAGTCCCGTGTTTTTGATTAATTAACTTAAACGCCTCTTCTATTATTGGTAGATACCAATTTGTTAGGGTTGATTTACCAGTTCCTGAGGTTTGCAACCACAATACCTGTAATCGTGTATCATCAACGTTGATACCACTAGGTATTGCTATCATATCTTTAATTACTTGTCCTACCATTGCAAAAAATGATAGGGTTGCGGGTGTATAATTATAATTAGATGCTTTAACCGCATCATTGGTATAACTTACCGCTACAGCAGGTAGAGTGATTTCTGTTTCAGTCTCCTGCATTCCATTATCTATGAAATCATAGTACATTTCGTCTTCATCTACATATCGTCTATTCATATTGTCACCTTGTCTTCACTATTTAATGTGTCTATTATTCTTTGTGCTAATGTTATTCCTATTCCGTCTATTTTAGTTAATTCATCAACTGTGGCCTCACCTATTTCCATCAAGGAGCCAAAGTCATCTATTAGTATTTGTGCTTTTGTTGTACTTATTCCTTTTATTGTTGCTAACATGTTTATTCTTAGGTCGTCTGTTGTTATTCTTTTCATCAGTGTTGGGCTTATTACATCTCTATTTATTGGTCTCATCTTACATATTGTTGTCATCAGTTTTGCTGCTTTCTTTGGGCCTTCAACCCAGAATACTTTTACATCTGTGTCTAAGGTTATTTTTCCTATTGCGCCATAAAATTTATTTATTAATAAATGGCTAGGAATGTTAATATTAACGTAATCTGGATACGCTAGTGCCTGATGGATAGAACCATGTATAACAAGAATACAATGTTCAAAATATCTATCCATATTATCTAATTGATTCCACAATCTCTTATTGATAACAGATTGTAGAAAGTCAATAGTAGACTTTGCTTCAAAGCAAACGTCACTAAATACATAGTCACCAACTTCAATCCATTGTTTTTCAGTCATGATGTTTAATGCTATACATTCTCTTTTGACTGCATTAGATAAATCAGAATTTTCCCTACTATCTATAATTAACTTGTTTACCATAAATCAAACCCCCATCCCCAACCAAAGTTACTAGCAAACCAAATGGCACCACATACATAGAACCCCAATCTAGCCAATATTATTATATCATCCATATCTATCATCTTAACCACCCAAATAATTCAGCCATAATAATAACTGCTACTATTAAATTCACAAAACCAACAAGTGTTCTAACTAATGCTAATGTTCCGAAGTGTAATTCAGACCAATGTTCTACATCATCTCCATTCATTCAGGATACCTCCAACACTTACCTACACAATAACCCTGTGGTATTAGTTTACCTTCACAACTTGGGGCATGATAACCACCACCCACAATAAACCTAACATTCTTTTCAGTTACAGTAGCATCCCAATCCAACCACACATTTTCTTTAGACGCTATAGTATTTAACTCTTGCATTATAACACTCACCATTTCTTCTTGTTTAGTAGAATCCATTTCACGTTCCCCTATTGCTAGTATATCTCTATACCATTGTACCAAATATACTCTTGCATAATGTCCTGGGTTTTCTACCATTATTGAATTATACAAACAAGGTAGTATTGGTAACTCTCCCGGTGGCTTTGGCGGTACTACTTCTATCTTAGAAACCTTAATTGGTTTAACTTCTGTCCATGTTTGCAACTTAGAGCCATAGGTTACTGTTGGTCTATTACCATGTTTTGCTTTATTAGTTATGTCATTTAGGTTACCATCTATTACTTCTTCAACAGTCAAAGGAATACAAAAATACGGGCCTTCGCTACTAAGATTAACTGTGTTAGGTATTCTCCGAAGCCTATTAGTTTGCACACCAGTATTATCAAGAGTTTCTGTGTTCTCGGCATATCTGATAAAAGTAGATTGAATGCTTCTAATATCATCAGCCTTCTCACCTAATACTATTATATGAAACCCCTTCCCACTAAAGTACATTCTAAAAACTATATCTTTCATTCTTAATTGTTTTACCACTGCAACAAAATCTTCCCATGCTCTTTCTAATGGTTCACCATGCGCATCAAAATCCAAAAACATTCTATCCAAGATAACAGAAGAGTCTACTTTACTATCTACTGCAAAATGCTCAAAGTCATATACTGTTGTATAACAATTCATCTTACCGTTGAAAGCATTAACCCACGTTTCAAATTCAGTCTTGTTTCTTACTATCACTCTTTTCATTTGTGGTGCGTTTCTTAGGTGGCTTCCTGCCCACACTTCTCTTGGGAACTTCATTTTTATCATCATCCTTAAAATTTACATTTGCTGTTTGCAGTTCTTCTTTTATTATATCTGCTATTTTATTATTTAATTGCCTTAATACTTCTCCTTGGAAAAACTCACCAAAGAGCATGTCCTCATATATTGGAACATCCCATATTAGGTCTACTTTAGATTTAACATCTAAATCATCATACATCTCATTAGACATAGTAGTTATTATTTCTGCTACGTTGCTAATCTCCTGAAATGTCCATGTCTTTTCTTTTAACTTACTTCTTACTTTTTCACCTATTCTCATAACCATGCACCTTCTTCTGCCGCAGGGCATATACTCATAAAACTACAATGCTGGCATGTGTTGTAGTAATACTTAGGGTTAAACTCCTGTAACTCATATGCCTTTATTAATTGTGTAATGTTCTTATACACCGCAGTTATACTTTGTTTCTTAACTGCTTCCACCTGTAGATAATTAGATTGTGGATAATACCAAGCCCAGTTTGTAACTGGTATATTAGGGTCTAATCCATTATCTAACAATGTTTGCTCTGGAGCATTCTCTATCAATATCTTGTAAAAGGCTAACTCTTTACGCATCATAGTTAATTTATAATCTTTCCAAGGGCCGGTCTTTAATTCCATAGGTATATACTTACCATCCTGAACAAACATCCTATCAATTATACCTTGTAAATGCACAACATAATCCCTCTCTAAGATACACTTAGGATTATACGCATGTGGTATTGTGATTTCTGCATCTAGCATAATCTCATTGATAACTGGTAAATACTCATCTACAGTATCATTCTCTTTAGCCTGTAGGAATCTTTCTGCTTCAAATATTGATATAGTCTTATACATCTCGGTATAATCATCTATTGGATGCAGACCCATATTATAAGTCACTAACTCATCATAACTTAGATTCTCTGCCTTCTTAATATCAAAGTCATTGAAGAAATCCTCTCTACTATTGTGTACCGCAGTACCTTTAATCATAGCCTCCGTTGTTGATTGAGGCAACCTCAACGGATACGAAAACTCATACTTCTTAGGACACCAATTAAAGGTTCCAAAAGAAGACTTTGTTATTTTTAATATTGGATTCTCCGGGTTACTATATTCTGCCGGATACCATTTATATGTATATTCTCTCATTTTACCACCACTCATTTAAATTTGTTTGATTTATATCTTGACTAATTGGTTTAGTATCCCAACCCATTGCCATGTAAATAGGTTCTGCTTTTTTAATAACAGACAATGCATAATGTCTCCAATCGGGTTGGAAGTTACAATGCTTGTTTAAGTCTACTAAACTAGAAGCCGCAAGATATGTCGGCCTCTTAGATACCCCTGTAATTGGATTAATGTAAGTAGGTCTAGATGGGTCATCTGATACCCTCACATAAACATAAGAATCTTCTATAGGAACACCATAGACTTGATTCCACCATATAACACCTTCAATGCCACCACCGATACTAGGGTCTTTACCCATCATAGTTTTCAACAATAAGTCTTTACCACACTTACTACAAAAAGCATTTTGAGTAAACTCTCTTCTTATCTTTAAGACATCATCTATGTCATATTCTTTAGAACAATAGTTACACTTGTAACGAACACGTTCTGGTTTGAACCTACTTCTGTTCGTGATATTCTTTATATCAATCTCACCATTCAGAACCTTGTTATATTCTGTCTTGAGATAGTTAGTTATCTCCTGTTCTGATTTCTGTTCAACCCACATTTTTAAAACTGTTAATTGAATGTCTTTTGCTAATTGAGTTATTGCTACTCTCTTCGCAGCAAAACCAGTCATAACAAATTCAGGCTCATCTAATGTAACACCGTCCTTCCAAGAAATAAGCCCCGCGTTTCTATTCTTAGTTATACCAACGCCTAAAGACTCATAATATTTCTCAAACTCTAATGTTACAGGGTGTTCTTTTAATCCTAAAAGATTAGGAAACAGTCCTCTTACATGGTTATTCAATAAAGCCAATGTTTCTTCTGCTCGATTCATTGGCATTTCTACATAGATAGAATCAGTATGTCCATAAACCACTTTCATTCTACTCTCTCCCAATGTCTTTCATACTTAGTATTAAATCTAAACATTCCGCCTATGTCATCTAAGTATTCAATTACATATACTGGTAGATACCAATCATGTTCTACATCTACTACCATTGCTTTCTTGCTAGTTAGTCTATTTACTATTATATCATTTACTCTAAAAATTGTCATTTATATGTTCCCCTTCTTTCTAGCATACAAATATTTTGCTGCTTCATTAATACACCTAGGACACAGATTGCCATACATTGTTGATTGTAAAGCAATTACTATACCTTTGGTATCATCTTTACCATCATAGGTTTCACAATAAAAACACGGTTTCATTATTCTTCCTCCCATAAACTTTCATCCCAAGGGTTTACCATGACGATATAATCATTGACAAAAACATTGATACAAGGAATACAAACACTACCCCCATCTACCTCAACATAATGTCTTATACCAAATATTGTTCTATTGGTGTGATTACACACCACACAAGTTTCTATTTGGTGTTGCGATTTATCGCCTGCAAACCATATGGTCATTCTTCTTCCCCCACCTCAATGAATATCCAAGCACCAGTTTGCATACATTTACATCTCATATTTTCACTTCCTGTTTACAATAAGTACACAGGCCTTTATCATCAACACTACGGTGATGCTTATTATATTGACAATTACAATAATACTTTATCATTTTTATACTCTCCTTATCTTTGCATCTTGTAATGACCTTAATAATACATAAACAAATAGAACATAAAAGGCTACTATAGGTATCGTACATAAAAGTTCCGTCATATTTCCATCACCTTAAACGCTGCTGCTCTTATTGCCTCTCTAGCACTAGCAGTAATACTAGCGGCCAAATCAACATCAGCCCAGCCAAACCCTTGATAAGCAACGATGCCATAAAAAGAGGCCATTAATCTTTTTACAGCAAGTTGATTGTTACTCCACTTAACATAGTTATCTGGGTCAGTCTTCATCTTCTTTTTATATTCATCTCGCAATTCCTTTAACTCTAAAACTGCTTTGGGTAAAAGCCCAAGTTTATCTGTTTTATAATAAAGCATTTGCTCATCATCTTCTATCGAGAAATCTCTAGGTGTTAGAATGTTAACACCAAACTCAGTAGGTTCATCTGATTTTGTTTCCCATGATATGTTCCGGGCTATCATCATAGAGGGATACAGTTGTGCAAAATCAAATGCAGCCACACCTAGATGTAAACCGTTTGTCCCTTCTGTTTCGGGGTTGTAAATCATAGCCCCTTGATAATCAACCTTATCACCATGTTCACCAGTAGGTGCTTTCCAAGTAGCATTACGCATAAAGTATATACCGCCCATGTTACTAGCATAAAAGCAAGCATCAAACGGTGCCTTTAGTAAACGTTGTAATGCGATAACCGCTTCCGATGTGTAGTTTTCTTCATCTATCCTAACAAGAAGCATAACGTCAACTGCTGCATAATCAAGATAATGCTTGGTATCTTCTAACCATCCTCTAGAGAAGAACTCATTCTTATCTGGAAACTTCTCAGATACAAGTTTCTTCTCACCTAATACAATATCAGCAACGTAATCTAATGCTAATGATGGTAACGTTCCTCTTTGAGCATCATTCCATTGTCTCTCAAAAGCCAAGTCTAGATTTAATACTAGCCTTCCTCTGATTGGTTGTTCAATAGGGCTATAATTGTTCACGTTCTTGGAAAGTTTGATACCTTCATCGAAATAAACCCCCTTCACATCATTATATGGAGATAATTTTCTGGGGTCTAGCCCATTGGCGTGGAGTCTTTCGATTAATTTAGGCAAATCGAACTTAGACCCGAACCAAGAAATCATCATATCTGGGTCTTCTCTAGTCAAGTGACCCACAAAATTCTCTAACATTTCTTTTTCTGTTAGAAACCCTTCACCGATAAGATTTCTTTTTGGTGGGGTGTCTCTAGGTAACCAATAAGAAACTCTATTTCTTTTAGTGTAGTTATCATAAAAAACCATACAAGTGATAGCACCATCGTGTTCACCCCCCTGTTGCCATTCTAAATCCCAATACCATTTTCTGAGATTATACTCAGGCATCTCAGATATGTGGTCTATTGCATATCTATAATGATAAGCAACATCTGCTTCATAGGTTTGCTTCCACTCTTTTCTGAGTGTTCGCATATATCCGGGCTTCGGTGGAAACCATGTTACCTTCTTTAACGGCTCACCATCCAGATTAACAGCGTCACCGCTATTGTCATACACCAAATCAATACCAATGCTTTTACCAAAATCCCTAAAAGAAACCCGGTGTATTTCTCTTTCACTTTGTTTAATATAAAAATAAGGTGGTGCTTCATTATACTCAACTTCCTTTTCTTGTCTATTATTATTCTGGTCTCTCCATCTTAGACCTATCATATTATTTTTATCTACTGTACTAATTATCATTTAATCATCTCTGTAAGTATGGTGCAATAACCATTTTACGATTATTGCCCCACAAAATGATGGGTTTATCATCATCACTATAAATATACATAGGCCCATCGGTACAGAATTTATCTATGGGTGCAGAGAATGCTACTGTCAAATCAGCAGTAGCAGGTGCAAGCATAGTAATTGTTCTATCAACCATCTCAGTCTGATGGAAGTTTTCCGATGATACCTTTAATGTGTCTTTACCAAAGGTAGCATCTATTTTAAAAGATGCTGTTCCTACCAAGTTACAATACTTGATAGCACTTGCTAAATCCTTACCCTCAACAAACAGTTTACAGGGCAGGGGTGTTTTACCAAACATCACAGGCTTACCATCTTCACCCAAATCAAAATCTCTTATTCTTGAAATTAAAGCCATATTAGGGTGTTCTACTAACTTAGGTAGCCTAACAGATGTTTCAGTAGTCTGAATGAGAATATTAGCATCGGTTATTTTAATATTTATATTTTCACTTTTTAGGTTTTTAAGATACTTATTTGCCTTTTCAATATCAAAGATAAACAAAGTATCTTCGTCTACATTAGTGCGTAAGCCATCTAAAGATACGCTTATCCCACACTTGTCATTACCATTTAATAGTTGCATTGAAGTCTTTGAAAGAATACCTACTGCGGTATTGCTTATCACGTCAACCTTAGATGTGGTTGAGGACTTATACTTGCCTTTAAGCCAAATTGCCTCAACCGCATCTTTAAAGTCATTTAAATTTACGGTACAAATTATATTCATAGTGTTCCCTCTTGTAGTTCTGGAATCCCAAACCATTCATTCTCTCCGTTAGTTGAGAATATAGTCCACTCCGTTCCCACAAGTTTAGGATTCGTTTTACTAGCCGTTAACTTGGCTACGTAGTTTGTGGTTTTACCCTTAGTTACCTTTTCAATGTGAATCATTTGAATAAATCTAGCAGGTGTAGATTTATGCCAATCAGGTACTTCACCTATTGGTGTAGGTACATTGATATTATCATACACAGGTTTCATGTGTGTAATCAAATACCTATCACATTCTAAACTACATACAAGGTCTAGTAATCTGTTATAGATTCTATTCCTTATCTTCCAGTCAAGAGTAGATACTCTTACTGAATCAGTAGCATGAACAATGCTACCTTCCTTAGTTTGCTGTTTAACTAGCAACTCTCTAAGCACATCGCTTGAGCCTTCAAAGGCCTTATCTACCCCATCTAAACAAAACGATTTAACATCGCCTGTCTCAATTAAGTCCTTAGCATATTGGCAAAAGTTATTTGCATTATTAAAGGTCTCTTCCCAATCAGTAGAACCATCTGGGTTAATTTCTAATGGGCAATAGATAATTATATTCTCATCTCTATCCCAACAAGCATCCCATGTTGGTTCTGCTCCATCATCAAAATCCAAGATAAGAATCTTCTTACCCTGCTTTATTTCTTCCTCAGTTCTACTATCTTGCACTAAACCAGTTTTACCAACCTTGGGGTTGCCTGTGATTGAACATAGATTATATGTTCTATCTCTAGTTAGCCTTGATTGTATTTGGGCCAGTATCTTTGCCTTTGCATCTGCAAAATAATCGCCACTCTTTTCTTCTGTTTCACTACCTGCTTTTCCTTTCTTTTCAGTTGTCCAATCCATATTCATCGCCTATATCTAATTCTAATGTTTCTTGATATACTTCATCCACTATATCTCTTAGGTCGTCTTCACCAACCTTTATTCTTATCTCCTTACCAGAAGGTAAATGAAGTTTTACCCAATAATCTTTGGTCTCTTCATTTAGTCTCCAAGTTAGAAATTCTATATTATCTAGATGTAATGCATAACTACTTCCATGCATTATTCTATTTTCAATTTTAAACATATTAATTCCTCTTTTGGGGCATCGCACCCCATTGTCGGTCACTACCACCGATAGGATACAAAACTCAGAACCAATCCAAGTCTTCTTCTTCTGCAACAAACGGCTCTGCAACAACACCCATGTTGTTAGTGCATAGAATACCGCTAAGGTTCAATGAAACATCTCTCATGCTACCATCATCGTTCCTTCCTTGTGAAGTCCTATTC